TTATGACGTTTTTTCTTTGTTGAAATAATTGGATATTCTATCTTCGTTCATGTTTCTCAGTTTTTTACTAACATGCGTATAGTATTCCATAGTTGTGCTAATGTCAGCGTGACCTAAACGTTCAGAAACGTAGATAATATCTAAACCTGCCTCAAGACATTGTACTGTGTGTGTATGTCTGAGTTTGTGTAAAGTAACATATTCATTACTTATATTCATAAATAATTTTTTTAACATTTTATTGCAAGATTGGTTATCAACAGGTTGATTATCTCTTGTACAAAAAACAAGTGATAAATCATTTGTAATATTTTCATTACTGATATATTCTTTCGACCATTTTTTGTATTTTTTTAAGTAATCAACTGTTGAATCATCTATAAAAATAGTTCTTCGTTCTTCCGTTTTAGTAGGAACAAAAGTTTTTTTCTTTTTATAGTCCCATGAATTTTTTACAACTATACGTTGCCTTTCAAAATTTATACTATTCCATGTAAGCGCAATAATTTCCCCAAATCGCATTCCGGTTTGAATAGCTAAAAAAATAACCGCTCGTGAAACGGACATAGAATCTTCTACAAGCTCTTTCAAATGAGCTACTTGATCGTCTTCAAGATATTGTAATTTCATTGCTGCAACATCCTTTCCCGCGATTTTTACGCCGGATGTCGGATTTGATTTAACATAGTTTAACATTATTGCCTTATTATACATTGCAGTGATTTTTTTATGTCTAGTCTCAACAGTACTATAAGCCAATTCTTTACCTAAATGATTAATAAAAAGCTGATATTCTAACGGTTCTATTTTATCTAATTTAATGTTACCAAAATAATCTTTTAGCTCTCTAAAAGCATTCTCATATGAATTTAGAGTTGAATCACTTAGTATCTTTTCAACGTAAGTTTTTATATAAATATCACAAAAATCAAATAATTTTAAGCTAGAGTTTAAAGTTAATGTACCATCTTTAGATTTTTTATTTAGTTTCGCTACTTTATATTCTACTTCCTCTATAGTGTCTTTGGTAACTCTCTGAGTTTTCCATACCCCTTTGACTTTCACATTGATTCTGGTAGTATATTTTCCATTCTTTAATTTCTTTATTTGTAATTTATCTTTTTTCTTTTTCATCGTTACCATCCTTTCTTTAGAACGTACGTTCTTTTGAAGAGTATAGCAAACTATGGTAAAATGAATTTGCATACTCTATGTGTGTGTTTAGAAACGCTTATCTCTGTGCAGGGAGGGCGTTTTTTGTTACTTAAGTGTTATTCTTGCATCATAATCTTTAAATGAATCTTCTTCGTAATTATCTGTTTCATAATTAGCAGACCAAGTTAATCGTATATCTTTTATATCAGATACATCATTTAATGTTGGAAGTATATAGACAACAGCTCCGTCTTTATTTACTCCTTGCATTAGTTCTCCACCCAAATCGTCACTATTAATCATAGAAGCATCAATTTGCTTCCCATCGGCAACTAGTACTCCTTGATCTGGATAAGTGTTAAAATCAATTTCACTGCTGTTATTAAGTTCATAATTTACAACAATTAACCCTTCACCGTCTTCACCATCTTCTGCAAGTTTAGCGGAATCTACTTTAAATACAGACACTGAACTTATTTTTGTTTGTAGACCTTTCCAATCATCGCTCCAAGATGTAGCATAGTCTTCGCTATCAATAATACCGCTATCATTTTCTTCCTCTTCAGCTGGCGCTTCCTCAGTCAAATCCTCGGATTCATTTGTAGTAGAAGTACTTTCTTCTTTACTTTTCTCTTTTGCGTTATAAGGTGAATTTCCACATGCTGTTAGACCAAAACTAAAGACAATTAATAAACCTGCTAACAATAATAATTTTTTCATCCCAATTCTCCCTTTATTATTTTTTATATAAACACAATTGTGTAAATATCTTTCTTTTTATGTATCCACCGCGGCCGCAGGTGGTTACATAGTTATATTTGATTTAATAGTCTTGCGAATTCTGTTAATTTTTCGCTTTGACTTAATTCGCTATTTATAACTATGAAAATAGTGTCATTGATTCTTATTAATCCAGAGCAACTTTTACACTCGTAGATTAAGTATTCATGTTGTGCAATCATTCCATCTGTCATATCTCTGTACCCCGTTGTCATTTTTTTGCAACGTTGCTATTTAATTATACACTGAGAAAGTGATAAATATAACGTTTTCACAAAATGTTAATATTTTAAGAGAATATATAGTAAATTAATCTCAAGTCAAGTATCTCTTAAGTAAATAAATTACATTTTATAAATTATTTTGCTTGTATATTTCTATAAATGATTTAACAGAACGCACAGCTTCTTCATCAGAGACCTTTTCAAGTACTTCATAACGAAAATCTGGATTTTCTTTTACAAATTTCGCAATATCTTCATCATACTTTGAAGCAATTTTAACTAAATCAATTGTTTCTTCTTTTTGATGTTGTTTTTGTTTTTCTTCAATAAAATTAATAATTTCTTGTAATTCTTTCTCTGTTGCGTTTGGGTCTATATGCGCAGCAATTGTTTCTATAATACTTATGTCAGGTGAACGACCAAGAAGGAAATCTAAACTAACATTAAAATAATCAGCAACCTTCAACAGATTTTCTGTCGTTGGTGTTTTATCTTTCCACCTATAAATTGAATTTTCCCCCATTCCAAGTCGTAAAGCCAATTCTTTTAAAGATATTTTTTGAGAATCTGCCAATTTTTTTACACGATCAAACACTGTCATATCAACACTTCCTAAAGTGCCTATAAACAAAAAGTATCACAAGTGGTATTTTTATGTTGACTAGTATCACAAGCGATGCTATACTGTGTATAAGCTAATTATTCAGCTTAAAAAAGATTACAAATTAACACCAAACTATCGTTCCCCAACGACCGACGGCTTAATGTAAGTCTTATTTAGCTATGTCAATATAGTACCACATGTGATACTGAGAGTCAACAATATGCTAAATAATTAGCTAATATTATAGAAAGGAGCTACAACATGTCAGTAGAACATCAACGTTTTGCAGTTGCAGTATACGCAAAATTAAAGGCAATAAACATGAAACAATCAGATTTAGCAAAAACGTTAAATATTAGTAATGCTTACTTGTCAGATATTATAAACGGCAAAAGAGACGCATCGAAAGTTAGAAAGACAATCATTGAAATTTTAGAATTGAATATTAATTAATTTAGGGGTTAATAAATGAGGGAGGTATATAGAAGATGCCAAGACCACGAAAAGTAAAATCCGCCAAGGTGCAATTTTTACATGGAGTTTGGACACTAGATGAATTTGCAGCTGCAAGTCCGCGAAGCGTCTCTTGGTGGCAAAAAAATATTTATAATTATCCAGAAGTTGCAAATTTCAGCAATTGGAATGACAAATCTTATCATGAACAGTGGGCATTCGATGCAGTGAAAGCAAATGATTGGCTGATTAAAAAATTTGTATACAAGCAGGTGTGAAAAATGATAGATGAAATGCAATATCTAATTGAAGAAATAAGAAAATATGATCCAGAATATGTAGCAAGAATTAGTCGAAAAGACAATAAATATTTACTCACAGAGCTTCAATCTCGGCATTTAGACCACGAAATAAAACACAAGAAGAGACCAAAGTACAAGCATAGATTTGCGAATTCGATTGAGCGGCATTGGTAAAAGAAAAACCCACAGCTATAAATAGTAAGTTAGAGCTTACTAAAACTGTGAGTTACGAAATAATATTTGTATTAATTATAGCACAGATGTGGAGATAAGAGAATGAAAAAATTTTTAAATGAACATGAAAGTAAGCTACTAGTATTTCTGTTTTGTTTCCAAGTCGGAGCATTATTATCAGTCACATATATCGTAGCGGCGTGGATTAAAATATTCTTGAAATGAGGTTTTTAAATGAAGTTATTACGATTTTTCGGACTAGTAAGTATTGATGAAAACGAAAATGAATATATTGAAAAATCAGACAGATACACATTGTTTTGTTTAGCTTTGACCGTGTTAATCGCGTTTTTAGTAAGTATTGGCGGATTGATATTAAATGGCTGAATTAATAATGATTGTTGCTTTGATACTTCTATTAATGCTGCTTGCAAGGAGTGATAGAGAATGAATGTAGAAAATCCGCTGGTAGTAGACGATTTGTGGGACGATGGATTTCGACACTGAGGAGCGTTGATAGATGAATGTAGAAAATACAATCGATTTATGCAGATTAAAAGAAATGTTGTCGTACCAAAAAGAAAAAAAGAAAGAAAATGATTTTCAGATTGAGATTTTAGAACGGTTAATTAATGAGACATCAAAGAAAGAAAAAGAAGAAACGCAAAAATGGCTGAGCAAGGAGTTAAACACATGAAAACAATCGCAAATGAGTATAAAGAATACATCACAGAAAGAACCAGATTAAGTGACAACGGTATAAAACTAACTGCTTATAGTTTTGAAAATGGCTATCAAGCGAGAGTGATAGAAATTCTTGATTCTAATATTGTATCTCTTGTACTGGTAAAGTTTGAGGACGGAAAAAACTCTATAAAAGATATTTTGCTTGAATTAACGAATGAACAACTAATTGAAAAGCTAGAAGAGATTAAGAATTTATGAGTAAGGAGGTGTAGAAAAATGAAAATTATTCTAAATAAATGTTTTGGTGGATTTGCATTATCACATGTAGCATATTTATATCTTTGCGAATTAAAAGGAATTGATGTTCACTCTTATTTAGCAGAGAGCAAGGACGATACTTATCACTTTAAGAAAATAGATAAAAGTTATAAAAAGTCTAATGTATTTGAATGTGTTTGGTATCTTAAAAACGAGTTGCCAAAAATGGAACTAAGTTTAGAAGAAAACTGGGATTTTCTAGAGCACATTGACTTAGACTTCGATGGGGCAAATAGAGCTGATTTAGACTTGATAAGAACTGTTGAGATTTTTGGTGACGCCTCAAATACAATTTATTCTACGTTAAAAGTAGTAGAAATACCCGATGGAAATGATTTTATTATACATGAAAATGATGGTTTTGAATCTGTGATTTATGGTCAAAACCTTGGCAAAGCATGAAGAAGGAGGAGAAAGCGTGACATTAACAACGGAAACAATTAATAATTTAATCGGAATAAAAGAATCATATCAAGCGTCAGATGCGCTAATGAAAATATTGTTTGATAGAGAAAAACGAGAAGAGATATTTAAGCAGTTTTTACAACATGATACGCATTTAGAAAAAGATTGGTTTCACGTCTATTTTGAAGAAGAGCATGCGAATAAAAAGAAATATGCACAAGATTTTACACCAACTGCAATAAGTAATGTTGCCTCACAACTAGTACGAGGATTAACAGACAGTCAGGGCGGAACAAGATTAGACGTTGCTGCCGGAACAGGTAGTTTAACGATTTGCAAATGGTATGAAGATTGTCTGAAATATTCGCCGTTTGATTATCTGCCATCTATGTATCTATATCAATGTGAAGAATTATCAGATCGTGCGTTACCTTTCCTTCTTTTCAATTTATTAATTAGAGGAATGAACGCAACAGTTATTCACGGGGATGCGCTAACAAGAGAAGCGAAACAAGTGTATTTCATTCAAAACGATAAAGACGATTTATTAAATTTTAGTTCTTTTAACATCATGCCACACAGTGAAACCGTAGAGAAGGAATTTAATATTCATAAATGGCTAGAACCAGTTATCGAACATATAGAAAGCCCTCTTTCAGTAGCTGATAGATATTTAAATGAGTTAGAAATAGAGAACGAAGAAGCATCACAATTGAAACTTTTTTAGGAGGGAGAACATGACTAAGAAGCAAAAAGAAATACTATTTTGTGACTACTTTGAAGAGTGGGTCGAAGTGTATAAAGTGGGAGCAATTGCAAAAATAACACTAGCTAAATATTATAATGCAGCAAAACAACTTCGAGATATATGCCCAAAACTTTTTATCTCAGATTTTGACAGACGAGAATATCAACGAATTATTAATGTTTATGCTGAAACACATGAGAAACAGACCGTAAAAGACTTTCATCATCATGTAAAAGCGTGCATTAAAGATTTGTTTCATGATGGATTAATAGATAAAGACCCGACTTATAGAGTTGTTATAAAAGGAGCAGAACCGACAAGAGCGAAAAAACGGAAATTCTTACAGAAAGAGGAGTTATCGAAGTTATTACAATCACTCGATACGAGCCAAATTGGCTTCGGATGGTTCGTAATGCTTGTAGCTAAAACAGGTATGCGCTATGCAGAAGCTTTAGCTATCACTCCAGCAGACTTCGACTGGACAGCTCAGACTATATCTATCAATAAGACATGGGATTACAAATACAACAAAGGATTTGCTAAAACGAAAACATTGTCGTCAGTAAGAACCATTAAAATTGATTGGCAGATTGTTGGGCAGTTCAAGCCACTTATAAAAGATTTACCAGAAAATGAACCCATTTTTGTTGAAAAATTTGAAGACGGCACTTACAAACGACAATTCAATTCAACCATCAACAATTTTTTAGCTGCTAAATGCAATGAAACAGGCATTACACAGATTAGTTTTCACGCGTTACGGCATACGCATGCAAGCGTGTTGCTTGCTGAAGGTGTTTCGATTCATACGATTTCAGCACGATTAGGACATGCTGACGTAGGTGTCACACAAGAAACCTACGCGCATGTGTTAGACGAATTACAAAAGAAAGATGATCAAAAAATGTTATCTGTTTTGATGCAGATTGCGTAGTGAGGTGATTAGATGCGAAAAAATTGGACGGATGAGGAAATCAGAGTTTTACAGAATAATTACGAATACGTAGACACTGAAATAATAGCTAATTTTTTAAATCGCTCTTATCATTCAATAAAAAACAAAGCGGCGCGACTTGGAATCAGTAAAAACTCGGAGTGGACAGAAGATGAGGATATTTATTTAGAGTATTTTGTTTATGAAAACGACGACAATATTAGCAAAGCTGCCGAATTTTTAGGACGTACAAAAGATGCAGTTATAAACAGACTAGTGAAGTTAAGAAAAAGAAATTCTTCAGTTTCTTTTATTAGGCGTCCGTGGACCAAAAAAGAAGATGAGATACTAAAAAATAATTATATTATTATGTCGAATGACCAATTAGCTGAACGATTAAGAAGAACAAAAGCCTCTGTAGCGGCAAGAAAGGTACTGTTAGGACTGACAAACAAACACATGTCTAAAGAAGATGACAAAATGATTCGTCATCTTGGAAATCAAGGGTACACAATCAAAGAGATTTCAGCAGAAATGAATTTGTCTTATTGCTTAGTTAAAAACTATATAAGAAATCACAGAATCAATTATAGAAGGGAATCAAAAAACGAGATGAATGGTTGGCGAAAAGAAGCAGATGCGACCTATTCGCATTATATTAACTCTAAAAAAATCAAGGAGGAACAAGCATGAATTTAAAAGTAGGAGACAGAGTAGAATTTATTTACAGAAATAAGAAAAGCGTAGGAGAAATAAATGGCGTTTATCCTGGAACACAAGAGGTGTCTATTAAGCAAAGCGATTCTCCGGTAGATTTGTTATTTTCAGATAAAGCTGTAGTAAAAGTTGAAGAACAAGAACGTATAGTTGTGCCGCAGTTTGTTGCTGATTGGATGAGTCAGTGTAAACAAGAAGGATACGATTTGTCCTGGTCGATAAACTATGACGATTCTGATATGCCTGATGAAATATACGAATGGTTAACTTCAGCAGCTGATAATCAAGAACTATTTGCACGCGCATGGCTTGACGGGTACGAAGTCGAGAAAGAACCGCTTTATTGGGTACAACTTATCGAAGGGGCATCTGGCTATCTCAATGTACGAAATGACGGGATTCAGTTTATAAATAGTAGTGGTCAAACTGCTGAGCTTAAAACACGATTCACAGAATCAGAGATAAAAGCAATGGACAAAGGTGGCGCTTATTGGCAGTTTGCTGTTCCTGTTAGGGATTTGGAGGGTGAGGACAATGAGTAAAAACTTGTATGCAATCAAGCGAGATGGCTTTTACAAACATTTTCCTCACGGTCAGTATGATGCTTATCTGTCGAAAGACTGTTTATTTGTAAAAAGAGAAACAGCAGAAAATAAATGCGCTTTAAATAGTTCTGACGAAATAGTAGAAGTCAGTTTAGTAGAAGTGGAGGATGAGGCGTGATGACAGATTTACCGCATTTTGTACAGAACGAATTAACAGGCTTTACACGAATTCACAATGACAACGCGCGTGTAATCGCAAGCTTATATTATGCGATGCAGGAAAGAAAGCAAGGGGTACCGTTTTCAAAAGCAACTATAAATTGGTGTAGTCACGAGGATAATTTGTACAGTGCAGTGAAGTTTTTGATGGAAGGAGAGGGTGAGGCGTGATGTACGCAATACGACATAAGCGTACTAAAAAGTTCGTATACGGAACTGATAAACGCTATTCAAAATTTAGACAGCGCACTTCAAACGAACAAGCGTTATTGTTTGAATCTTATTTTATAGCTCATACAGCTTTTAATGCCAGGCAAGTGTCACACATGCTTTACGAAATTGTGCCAGTTGAATTAATTGTAAAAGAATCGGAGGGTGAAGCATGATGACAGTAGCCGAGTTAATAGAGAAACTAAAAGAATTTCCAGCAAATGCAGATATTTTGCTAACTATCGGATGGAATCACTCGGAAATAGAAGAAGTAGGCTGTATCGAAAATGAACGTAACGTTTATATAAGCGGCTGGTGAAGCGGAGGGCGAATCATGAGAGAAGTAGTCCTTTTAAAAAGAGAAGAATATTACGAAGAAGAAATAGACATCAGAACATCATATCGCTATACAGAAACAGACGAAATAGCTTACTTTCACAAATTTGTTACTATCCCAGAAACAATATACGGTGATTCGGGCGTTTATGCAGTTTTAGAAAAAGATAATGGCGAGTGTGGACTGTATGGACTATCTGAATTTAAATTCAAAAATAAGGCGAAGGAAGGGACGATAGCATGAGAGAGATTGAATTTAGAGGGAAAGCGATTCACCCAAACAGTCTTGAGCAAATTGTTGGCAGTTGGGCATATGGAGGAATATTTGAAAATAAAATTATTACTAGAAATTTAGATATGAATAGCCATTATCATGGGTTTATTTCGGAAATTGAAATTGACTTAAAAACCATCGGTCAATACACAGGCTTAAAAGACAAAAACGGCAAGAAGATTTTTGAAGGGGATATAGTCAATTGTAAGTTTTTTGACAGAATGGTTGGTGATATTGCTGGTGTAATTAATTTTATCGATTGCGTGTGGGCAGTAAGTGATTTCAAGAATAAACGACTATATCAATTGATAGATGTTGATAACATCGAAATTATAGGCAACATACACGAAAATCCGGAATTGTTGGAGGAGAAATAATGGGCATAAGTATTGATTTACACAGTTATGATTATGAAGCGCTTGTGGAAGGCATTCAAAGCTATACAAAAGCGGAAAATACGGAGGTTATAAGAAAAATACTTCTAATAGGCGGAAATGTCGTAGGTGATAAATATATCATTTTAAACAATGAACTCTGGGAAGATAACAGTTCATATTACAACGTTCCGAACGCTTTAGAGCGTTTGTATAAAGTTGATGATGTCTTTGGAAAAATCTTCTGTACTTTTGATGATAGGTTCGGTAGAGAGACGCTAATTAATGGTTGTGATACTCCAGAAGAAATATTAGAAGAGGTGATGGAATGACGACATTTAAACCGAGAAACATCCTAAGTTGGCGCAGTGGATTGCCTTACGATAATACGAGATTTTCAATAGGCAGACCTCCAGAAGGTGGGCAACATGGTTATGAATGGTACAACGGTGAATCGAATGTGAATGTAATCAGCATTGAATATATACTGCCCAATCCAATCACAGAAAGCGCAGGAAACTATATTATCAAGTTGGAAGATGATAGGAAAATTGTTGTCTCCGAAGAAATTCCATCTTTTATTGAAGAGGTGGCGGAATGAACGATAAAAAAAGTGAATTGACTGGCGCTGACTATTTGTTGTTACTATTCTATGTAAGCGGCGTTACTCACGATAAGTTTGAACCTATAGAAGGAAGAACACGAATTACCAAAATGATGTTTTTATTTAAAGAAGAGTGGTTTGATAGAATACATCTTTCTGAAATATCAAATCCTGAGCAATTACAATTATTTGAAGCTTATAACTATGGCCCTTTTTCAAATGATGTTCATGAGCAATTGGATTTATTTACAAGCATTGGTTTTATAAATGAGAAAAAAACAAAAATAAAATCAAATAAGGATATTGATTATGACTTTGCTCTAAAATCAGACTATGACAACAGTGAGGTAAATGAAATAGGTTGGCTTGATTCTGATGATGGATACGAAGTTACAACCTACAGTTTATCGAAACTTGGAAATGAATACGTAGAGAAAAAAATCATTCCTGAATTAGGCTTCCATAAACAAAATGTTTTAACTAATCTTTCTGATTTGAAAAAGCAAATGAATTCAACATCAATTAATAATATTTTAAGTTATGTTTATGGTAAGTATCCTGAATATGCTGATTTAAGTGCTTTACTTCCTTTTAGCGTCGAAGAGGTGACGGAATGAAAAAATACGAATTAAAATTGGGTGGTCGAAACTCTGGAAAAACAGTGAAAATTAATGAAGAAATAGCAAAAGTCAAAAAGGACTTTATTTCTAGTACAAAAGCATTTCTGATAATTAGAGGATACACGCAGGAAGAAATCGACCAAATGGTGAATGCGTTGAAGAAGGATGACGAATGACTAGCACAATAAAAATATCTGAAAAAGATAAAGTGTTTCAGATTGCGACGAATAATGGCTGGATTGAACAGACCGGAATGCAAGTGACTATTGACGAAATAGACTTTGCAATTTATCCACTAAAAACACAAAACGATACGTTTATACAAGTTAATGAAGTCGAAAGTGGTGCCGGAATGCTAACTATACCAATTGATTTGCTAGTCCTTTTTATTTCAGACACTCGAGATAAAGCAATCGAATATTATAAAGATAGCGTGATTCCCTTAATCCAGAAAAAAATCGAAGCAAATGGATTAGACAAATTTAGAAAAGAAGTAGAAAAAACAAAAAAATATATGGTTGAAACCCACGGAGAACGACCAAAAATTAAAGATTTTGAGGAGGAAGGTAAATGACAAAAATTTACTCATTGTATGTTGAAGAAGGAAAGTATTTGGAATCTTGGGATGAAGAGTCAAAAAAAGTTAAAACCACAAACGATTTTAGCGAAGCAATCAAGTTTACTGAGTTTAAAGAAGCGGATAGACAAGCGAATGAATTAAGTTCTGATGTCGCGATGGTTGTAGAAGTAACTAATTTAAAACAATCAATTGATTGTTGATTGTTTTGAAGGAGGAGGAAGGCAAATGATGAACCGTGTAGTACTTGTAGGACGATTAAAATGACAAAACAAATCATCATAAACGAAGCAAACTGTTTGCTTCACAGAAAAAGCAAAGAATTGAGTAAATCAATTATTAAAACACCAAAGGACCTTGAAAGATTCGCAATTGGTCTTGATAAATTATCGCAAGATATGTGGGACTATAAAAACGAACTGGAGGCGATTAAATGAGTATTGTAGCTGGTGATAAGATAGAGGTACAGGATCGAAGTGGTGTAGCTGAATTGTGTATTGATGGTGAGCAGTTTCATGTTCTGATGAATAATGGTGGTCTGCTAACTGTTGAAGATGAAGACGGATTTTCATCCTTTAACATACCAGCAACCCAAGTCAAGAAAGTGAAAGTGAATAGTGATGTTAAATTAATAAATGAGCTATATGACCAATCAGATGCAGTAAGTTTTAGTATATATAATGCAGATATAGATAAAGCTAAGTTGTTTGTATCTAATGTAAATAAGCCACAATTTGACGAAAGAAACAATGTGAAGTGGTATTCTGCATCAAAAGGCAAAATAACAGCAACAGCATTTTTGAAAGGAGATGATTAAAATGTCAACATTATACTCAATTCAAGGGAAATATCAACAGTTGTTAAATCTAGCAGAACAGCTTGATCCAGAATTACTAAAAGATACCCTTGAAAGTATCGATGATGAACTAGAAACGAAAGCTGAAAACGTAGCATTTGTTATTAAAGAGCTAGAAGGTCAATCGCTAATCTTAGAAAAAGAAACAAAGCGTTTAGCTGAACGGAAAAATACTATTAATAATAATGTGAAGCGACTGAAACAATCGTTATTTGATGCAATGATAACTGCCAATAAGCAAAAAATTAAAACAAACTTATTCACATTAGATATCCGGAAGAACCCGCCAAGCCTCATTGTAGAAGACGAAAGCAAACTGCTGAATTACCTGATTGAACAACCAAAAAAATTAGATAAAACAAAATTAGGCGATGATTTGAAGAAAGGTATTGAGGTCCCAGGTGCGAAAATTATTCAAACAGAAAGATTGCAAATAAGATAAGGAGGGGTTTTGTTGGAATTTATTCAATCGGAAGAAATGAAGAGGTCAGAGTATTTTAATATTATGATTTATGCCAAACCAGGTGCAGGTAAAACAACTACAATTAAATACTTAAAAGGTAAAACATTAATGTTAGATTGCGATGGCACGTCAAAAGTTTTAAGCGGGTTGCCTGATATCACAATTGCAACATTGAATCCTCGTAATCCCGTGCAAGACATGGCAGATTTTTATGGATATGCAAAAACACACGCGGATGAATACGACAATGTAGTAATTGATAATTTGAGTCATTATCAAAAACTGTGGTTAATGTTCAATGGAAGAAATACTAAATCAGGGCAACCGGAGTTACAACATTATGGGATATTTGATACACATTTAATTGATATGATTTCCGTATTTAATAACTTAGCAAACACAAATATTGTTTATACCGCATGGGAAAATACACGACAAATTCAATTAGAAAGTGGTCAACTTTATAATCAGTTTTTACCGGATATTAGAGAAAAAGTAGTTAATCATGTGATGGGAATTGTTCCAGTAGTTGCGAGATTAATACGAAATCCTGAAACTGGACAACGAGGCTTTCTACTAACAGAGAATAATGGTAATTTTGCAAAAAACCAGTTAGATAATAGAGAATTCGCCTTACAAGAAGACCTATTCAAAATCGGTGATATTGATGCTAAAGCTTAGAGAATACCAACAAGAAATTATAAACGATGTAAAGGGGGCTTTTTTACAGGGATATAATAGACCGTGCGTCGTTGCTCCCTGTGGTAGGTGCGGGTAAATCGGTCATACTATCAGAAATAATTCGCATGACAACACATAATAAAAACCATGTTCTTTTCCTAGTACACCGAAAAGAGTTGATTGACCAAATTAGAAACACACTCATTATGAATGAAGTGGATATGGAGTTTGTCAAATTGGGTATGGTTCAAACGATAGTTAGACGTCTAAACAAAACTTCGGAGCCTTCGTTAATCATAATTGATGAAAGTCATCATGTGTTAGCAAATAGCTATAAAAAAATAATTCATCACTTTTCTAAAGCGAAGGTTGTTGGATTTACTGCAACACCCGTAAGAATAAATGGCGGTGGTCTGGGTGATATAAATGACACATTAATCGAAAAAGTTAATGTGAAGTGGTTAATAGAAAATCAGTTTTTAGCACATTATAAATACTATGCTCCTGAAACCGTTCAAACAGAAACATTAAACGTTAAACGAACTGGCGAGTTTGATATGACTAGTCTTGATGATCAATTCAATAAAAGAATGATTTGGGGGGATGTGATTAAACATTATCAGAAATTAGCAGATGGCGAGCAGGCAATTCTTTATGCTAGTTCGATATATCAAAGCGAAAAAATGGCAGCGAGTTTTAATGCAGCAGGCATTTCATCAGCACATATTGACGGTAAAACACCTAAACCCATTCGAGATGACATTATAAAACGGTTTCGAGAAGGAGAATTAAAGGTCCTTTGCAATCTGGACCTTATAGGCGAAGGCTTCGATGTTCCGGATTGTTCTACAGTCATTATGCTAAGACCTACACAATCATTATCGCTGTACATTCAACAATCGATGCGTGGCATGCGTTATAAACAAGGTAAAAGAGCTATCATCATTGACCACGTTGGTAATGTAAAACGTTTTGGTCTTCCAGATATGGAACGAACATGGTCATTAGAACCTCGTAAAGGAAGTAACTCCACAAAAGCTGAGGCACCTGTGAAAATTTGCAAAGAGTGTTTTATGACAGTTAGCCAGACAGCAAAAAAATGTGAACATTGTGGACATGAATTCAAAGTAGAATTAAAACCAATACAAATTGATGAGGCAGCGGAGCTACAAGAAATAACAGAAGCAGTTTTTAAAGTGAATTATAGCAGTCCAGACGAATGTAAAAACATGAAAGAATTATATGAATATGCAAAAGAACACAATTATAAAAATGGATGGGCATTCCATCAAGGAAAAGCACGAGGATTTATCAAATAAAAAAACGAAAGAAGGAATTTAAAAATGTTTAAAGTAGATCATAATGATGTTTTCACAAATGGAGTAGAAAATGGTACGTACGAGGTTGTTTTATATAATGCAAATGAAGACGCAACAAAAAATGGTGCGGAGTTCATTAATATTGATTTGATTATTCGTAACGATGTAAATCAAAAATTTCAAAATGCGCATATTTTTCACAGAGTATGGAAAGCAAAAGCAACAAATGAATATAGTCAAACAGCATTAAATACAATTGCGAAAGCTATCCAACTCCCAAATGGAAAAGACTATAACGCGCTAAATGAACTGCTACAAGACTTGTTGACTAAAACTTGCCAAGTTACAGTGAAAAACGAAGAATCTGAATATAATGGGCAAATTTATAAAAATCTAAATGTAAAAGCATGGGCTGAAAGCAAAATTACTGGACCTCTACAACATGTGTTTAAAAAGAAAGAAAACGAACCAACACCAGTAGAAATAAGTGAAAATGATTTACCGTTCTAAACAATGAAAGGAGCGCACAAACGTGTATGAACAAATTCCAGACGAATTAAAAAAATTAAAGCAATGGTGCGCTTTTCAACTGGTTTGGGATGAAGAGCGTGGCAAGAACAAAAAAATACCAATGAACGCAAACAATGGTTCATATGGTAATAGTGTAGACGAGCGAACTTGGGCAGATTTTGAAACTGCCCTTGCTTCACTCGAAAAGTATCAATTCGATGGGTTAGGATTTTACTTCAAGGCGCCGTATTTTGGCGTGGATATAGACGACATAAAAGACGATATTCAAGATTATTTATATGGAAATACTGAAAATATCGCTGGTGAGTTTATTCAAACGTTAGCTAGCTACACTGAGTACAGTGTGAGTGGGACAGGTATTCATATTATTGCAAAGGGCGATTTTCCGGAAGGTGGTCGGCGCAAAGGTAATATTGAAATGTACCCGGACGGTCGATTTTTCGTTATGACTGGTCAAGTAATTGATAACTACAGACAAGTCAATGAAGCGACATCAGCAATACAATACTTGCATACGAAATATATTGGGACTAATGAAGTAAGACAGACAAATAACCTTCACTCGACTGTTGATTTACCTGTAAGTGATATTATTCACCGCGCAGAACAAAGCAAACAGGGTTCGCAGTTTAAAACTCTCTTTGATGGTTTGTGGGATGGACTATATCCTTCACAGTCCGAAGCAGACTTAGCTTTTGCAAATATGCTGGCATTTTGGACAGGATGTAATGCAGAAAAAATGGATGAAATTTTCCGTTCAAGTGGTTTGTATCGACAAAAATGGGATCAAAAACGCGGAGCGCAATTATATGGAGAAATGGTTATAAACAAAGCTATCACCAACACATCTGAAATTTATCAGCCCGGAAGCGATTTAGAAGGATATTCTATTTCTATTAAAAAACAGAATAATACAGCGCGTAAAGTTTATGGTTTAGATGATACTGGAAATGCAGAACGTTTTCGGGATAAATTTCATGATATTGTCCGTTTTTCATACATTAACAAAGGTTTTTATTACTATGATTCAAAAGTTTGGAAATATGATAACGTTGGAGCCGTAAAAACGCTTGTCGATGATGTAATTAAAGATATGAAAAGCGAATTTGCCTACATGGATAATGAATCAGATGCAGAAAAAGCATTTATGAAGCACTTGAAAGCAACTAGAAGCAATAAAGGGAAAACAAATATGTTGAAAGAAGCACAACATTTAATGCCAGTTTTGCCAGAAGAGTTTGACAGATACAAGTATTTCTTGAATACACAAAATGGATATATCAATTTACAAAACGGTGAGCTTATCAATCATGATAGACAAAAAATGTTTACTAAAATTAGCAATATTGAATATACAGACAAGATTGACGCTCCTTTGTGGCAAGAGTTCTTAAATGATATTTTTGCAGGCGATAAAGAGTTAATCACTTATATTCAAAAAGCTGTTGGATACTCACTTTCAGGCTCCACATCTGAACAAGTTATGTTTATCCTTTTTGGAAATGGTCGAAATGGTAAGTCCGTTTTCTTAGATATCATCAATGATATTTTTGGTTCTTATGCAACGAATATTCAACCGTAAACAATCATGGTGAAGCAACAATCCAGTAATGCAAATAGCGATATTGCTCGTTTGCATGGTGCTAGATTTGTTACAACGACTGAACCAAACGAAGGTGTGCGTTTAGACGAAGGACTAGTAAAACAGCTTACTGGGGGAGATAAGGTTACAGCACGACATCTTTATAAAGATGAATTTGAATTCACTCCAGAGTTCAAAATTTGGATGGCAACTAATCACAAACCGATTATTCGAGGTAGAGACGATGGGATATGGCGTAGATTACATTTAGTTCCATTTACTGTGAAAATACCCGACGCAAAGGTCGACAAGCAGTTAAAATATAAACTTCGTCGAGAATTAACAGGTATTTTAAATTGGGCAGTAGAAGGGTTCCTTAAATGGCAAAGGGAAGGCTTAGGAATGCCAAAAGCAGTTGAAAATGCCAGTTCTGAATACAAATCGGAAATGGATGTTATAACTGCATTTATTGAAGATTGTTGTGATGTTAGAGAAGGTGAGAAAGTGAATGCTAAAAAAATGTATGAAACATATCGAGATTGGGCAAAAGAAAATGGTCAATATTTGATGAGTAGTACAAAATTTGGTAAAGAAATTGGAATTAAGTTTACTAAGAAAAAAACGAAAACTGCAAATGTGTATGAAGGAATAACACTAAATAATGATTACTATAATTTGAACCTAAATTTCTAAAAAGGTGGAGGGTTTGCTTCAACTATCCACCCTGCTTTAACCTTAGAGCCGCAATCGTTTTGACGATATAATATCTTGCAAGGTGGATAGTTTGGGTGTTTTTTCATAAACCTTCTACTTTTTTACTCCTAGTAATACTTTTCCTATTTTACTACTAACTATCCACCTTTTAATAAAGAAATAGTTATAAAGATAGTGATACCAACGGGTTTCAAAGGTGGAGGGTTTGCTTCAACTATCCACCAACTATCCACCTTTTTATCATTTTTGACAAAGGAGTGATCTAATGACAGCAGAAATGAATATACAAAATTCTATACGCTTAGCCTTAGCAAAAAAAGGACATTATGTTTTTAGAGCCAATGTGGGGAAAATTAGAATGCCAAATGGGCGCATTTTTGACACAGGTTTACCAAAGGGGTTTCCAGATTTATTCGGTTTTCGTGGGACGGATGGAAAAATGTTCTTTATTGAAGTGAAAAATGAAATCGGGAAGTTAAGGCAAGAGCAGAGAAACTTTCAACAAGCGATGGAAAGTACGCCTGCAATATGCGGAGTAGCTAGGAGCGCAGAGGAAGCATTGCAGATTGTGGAGGGGTAAAATGAAAAGATTTCTTGTTATATGTGGAAATCAAGCAGAAACTAAATATGAATTTGAAGAATTTATACAAAGCAAAGAAAGATATGTTACGAGTGTAAATAATAATGAATTTATTGTTGAATTAGGAAATGAGAAATATATATTTACAGACCTTGGTAATTTAAAAAGTTTCTCAAAATTGAAATTTAATGGTTTTGCATTTGGGAAACTATTATCTAGAAGACATAGTCCTGGAAAAATTAAAATGTTGTTGGATATTTGGAGGGGATAGTTTTGTTTACCTGTATTCGAAAATTGATAAGCAAACGGAACGGTAATCAAGATATTTATATTGAACAAATGAGTCGTGAAGGAACAACCCTATTTAATAAGGAGGAGACTATGAAACTGTATCATACAGAAACACAAGAAGATTATAATGCATTGATGATTGAGTTGGAAGGGGAAGGCTATAAGTGGAATGAAGTTGAAAAAGCTACCGAAAACAATGCGTGGGATGTATTTAAAGATAATACTGTTGTGATAAAGGAATGTGACGCCGATCTCGGATTTGCCTCGAAAGGATACTGCGAGAGAATTTACATTGATACTCCAATTCAAAAATACAAAGCACAACAAGATAGCTTATCAAATTGGGTATATAGCGATGCTGCAAAGGTATTTTTTACAGACAATGGAGTATCTATGAAAAACGATAATAACGACAAAGTAAATAATCCCGCGCATTATACAGCAGGAGGTATTGAAACGCTTGACTACATTAAAGCTAAAGTAAAGGATTATCCGAGCTATGCAGCTGGGAACATACTTAAATACGTTTCGCGTTATGAACACAAAAACGGCATTGAAGATTTGAAGAAAGCACAGTTTTATTTGAATGATTTAATTGAGTGGATGGAGAGTGAATGATGGAGGAATATGTAAATATCAGTTTAGATAAATATGAAAGGTTAAAAATGTTTGAAAATGATAAATACGAAAAAGATGCTAAGGAATTTCTAAAAAAGTTTACTAACTTCACAACGATGTTTGGAAATCAAAATGAAGAGTATTACACGGCGCATATCAACAAGGAAGAGCTGAAAAAACTAATTGAACAAACATTAGGCAAAACGTGTGAGATAGAATTTTATTAGGAGAGTGATTAAATGTCAAAACGATTACGACAAGCACATTATAAATTAATTGAAGATGAACTTCGTTACTATCATTCTACAAAAAAAGAAATACTAGAAAAACGTGCAAACATCGTCATGGGATCAGTACACCAAGAATTCAAAGACGAAAATCAAGGCGGTGGTTCATCTGGTCAGATATCAAATGAAGTGGAACAACGTGTGATGTTATTACAAATGGATAGGGAAATACAAAGGATGTCTGATACTGTGAGAGCAATTGAAACAGTATTGAATACTTTGTCTGATGAAGATAAACAACTTGTACAATTCAGATATTGGGATAGGAGTAGACCAACATGGTTATGGATTGCATGTAAGTTGAATATTAGTGAAAGCACAGCAAAAAGAAAACGGAAAGAGATTATTTATAAAATTGCTGAAAGACTAGGATATTAAAAAGTTGACCCGTTTATGACCCGTTTGACATGTTTTTCCGTGCTAATATTATAGAGTAGAGAAGTGAAGATGATTACAAAATAAAATAATATATTAAGTCTGCACTTCACTTCTCATCTATAATCACATGATGATGATATAGCAGGAGGTTGCTATGTTGCCGGACAGAGGCTTTGTATCTGATCGTTGGTCCTGATGGGAGACGCATCCCATTCCAACTTCACTGGTCCCAGCAAGAGACACCTTCTTGTTCAATCTCAATACTCGTGACGGAATAGGTAGACGTTAAGCCTGCATGGTCTGGTATATCAAAGGGCTGATTACAACCAACTGCAAGGATTTGCACCTTGCCGAGTATATAATATCCAGTCTCATGCTGTACGTAGTATGTAGATACCTCAGCCAAATTGGTAAGCACTAAGCATATTAAATGAGGAAACAAAAGACAAGACGAAGACGTTCGTCACCGTAGAAGTCAGCTGGTTTCATAACTACGGATACATAGAACAATGAAGTCCAGTACATTGCGTGCTGGGCTTTTTAAATAGGGGTGGATTAATGCTAACACAAGCAGAACGTCATACATTCTATAAGTCAAAGGCATGGGTAAGCATACGTAAAGAAGTATTAAAGCGTGACAACTATGAGTGCCAAGAGTGTAAGAGACAAGGCAAGGTGTTCACTGATTATCATGACCCAGACAAGCATAAAAGACTCGATGTAGACCATATTAAGGATTTAGAACATCATCCTGAACTTGCGCTTGATATAGATAATCTCACTACTCTATGTGTAAAGTGTCATAACAAAAAACATAATCGCTTTCAATTTAGAAGGAAAATAAATAAATGGGTGAATGATGAACGATGGTGAGACCCCCGGGCCAAAGGTTTGTGCTTTAATTTGGCTCTGGGGAACGGTGTGGGGGTCTTCTCCGCAGAAATATTAAAAAGTCTCATGAAGGAGGGAGGGTTAAAAGTGGAATATAACATAAAGAAATTGGAAAAAGAATTGTTATCAAATATTGATACTACTAGTCAGAAAGAACTCGAAAAAGTTAATCGTTATATTAATTTAATACGTATATATTACGAGTTAGACAAAAGCATTGAAATGGATGGTGCTGTTGTTGTCACTGAAAATGGCTCGCAAAAATTCACGAAAACTAATCCAGCAATACAAGAAAAAAATCGAATCAACACTTCATTATTATCTATTGAACGGTCTTTTATATTCAAAGGCGAAAATGATAATCAAGATGGTAGTGACTTGATATGATATCAAATAAACACGTTGATAACTATATACAGTCGTATGAAAGTGGAAAAATACTACTCAATAAAGAACGAATCGATCTAATAAATTACTTGCAAGGACATGTTCTTAGTAGAGATGATATATATTTTGATGAGACACAGATAGAAAATTATATTGCTTTTAGTGAAAAATGGTACTTCCCTTTGGACAACTGGGAAAAATTTATTGCACCATTTATTTTTTTATATTTTAAAGAAGACGATGAACTTTTTTATGAAGAGTTCTTTATAACACTTGGTCGCGGTGGCGGTAAGAACGGGTTTATAAGTACATTATCAAATTATTTTATAAGCCCGCTACATGGGATTAACAATTACGATGTTTCGGTAGTGGCGAATTCCGAAGATCAAGCGAAAGTTAGTTTTAAAGAAGTATTTAATACAATAGACGGAAATCCTAAATTGGAAGGTAGCTTTGACGCATGGAAAGCACAGATTATTGGAAAAGGAACCAACAGTGTTTTTAAATTTCAAACGTCAAATGCAAAAACTAAAGATGGTGGTCGTGAAGGCTGTGTTATTTATGATGAAACACATGAATATGAAGATAGACAAATAATTGATGTATTCTCTGGAGGACTTGGTAAAGTCGCAAATCCCAGAGAATTTTTTATTGGCACTAATGGGTTTGTAAGAGCGGGATTTTATGACAAGTTGGAAGAACGTAGTAAAGCAATTTTAAGTGGTGAAAATCTTAACGACCGCATGTTTCCTTTTATTTGTAAGCTAGATGATCCAGAGGAAGTTAAGAATGAAGCTATGTGGGAAAAAGCAAATCCTGCTTTTGAAAAGCCATTAAGTCCTCGTTCTAAACGCTTACTAAATAAAGTTAGAAAACAATATGAAGCATTAACGAACAATCCAAGTGGCAGAGAAGCGTTCATGACTAAGCGAATGAACCTTCCAGAAGTAGATTTGGAAAAGGTAGTAGCCCCTTGGGAGGACATTCTCGCAACTAACCGGGAAATGCCAGAACTTCAAAACCGAGCTTGCATTGGTGCATTTGACTATGCAAGCGTTAAGGACTTCGCAGCTGTTGGATTGCTGTTTCGTGTAGGTGACGATTACATTTGGAAAACCCATTCTTTTGCTAGAAAAGGATATTTGGATGTTGCAAACCTTAAACCACCTATCAAAGAATGGGAAAAACAGGGATTACTGACGATTGTTGATGAACCTACAATCGACCCCCGTCATGTTGTCAATTGGTTTGTTGAAATGCGAGAAAGATACGGTATTCAAAAAGTAATTGGAGATAATTTCCGAATGGACCTGATGCGACCATTGTTTGAAGCAGAAGGATTTGAACTGGAGATTATTAGAAATCCACGTGCAGCTCATAGTTTGCTAGCTCCGCGAATTGAAACACTATTTGCTAATCATCGCATTGTATTTGGAGATAATCCGTTAATGCGTTGGTATACAAATAATGTTGCAGTGAAAATCAAACCGGATGGAAATAAAGAGTATCTAAAAAAAGACGAGCACAGACGTAAAACTGATGGATTTCAGGCTTTTGTCCATGCTCTTTGGCGTGCGGATGAAATAGAAGATATGGATGTAGAAGAGGTATTGAACATGCTTAATGCGATTGCATTTTAAGCTGAATAACTATAGACCTAAATGTTTGGATATGGTGGAAAGTGCATACTTTCCTGCTAGTTCCGCAGTAACTAACAGCGAAGCGGAAGCAACTTTGTCTGCTATTTGTTTTACTTTTTTCCATGATTCGTTGTCTCTGATATTATCTAAAAATAGATGACCTTGCCAGGTAATAGATTCTATTGAAACATCGTATTTAGAACCCGACTGTAGGAAAGTTCTAGTTGTTAAGAAACCAGCTTCGCTTAACTTTTCTATACAGTAGTTTACGTCATCTGAACCAAATTGCTTGTGTGCATTAAAGTCTAACAATTGATCATAGGCTAAATATCCACCATAAGGCATTTTTTCTTCTATATCTAGCATAACTTGACGAACGCAGTCTTGATTTAAACGCAATATAATCACCTCCCTATTTTAAGGTGATTATATCACAAGGAGGTGATAAATTGGGACTCTTTACAGAACTATTTAAAAGAAACAAAGAAATTGAGTGGATGTGGGATTTAGACTTTTTAGAGGACAAAACTACCAAAGTCTACTTAAAGAAAATGGCTTTAAATACATGTGTAAAACATATAGCTAGAACCATTGCAAAATCTGATTTTAGGTTAAAAAACGGGGAAATTAGTGTGCGGGATAAATTGTACTATAAGTTAAACGTTCGCCCAAACACAGATATGAGTTCAAGTACTTTTTGGGAGAATGTTATTTATAAGCTAATCTATGAAAATGAATGCTTAATTGTCCTTTCAGATACGGACGATTTTTTAATTGCTGACAGCTATGTAAGAAAAGAATTTGCATTCTTTCCAGATGTTTTTGAAGGTGTCACATTGAAAAATTATTGTTATGAACGCAATTTTAGTATGGATGATGTTATTTTCTTAGAATATGGAAATGAACGATTGTCAGCATTCACGGATGGGATGTTCGAGGATTATGGAGAGTTGTTCGGAAAAATGATTCGCGCACAAATGCGTAATTTTCAAATTCGTGGAGCTGTTAATTTCAAAATGGCTGGCTTGGCAGATAAAGATAAACAAACAAAACTACAAGAGTACATTGACAAAATTTATGCGTCGTTTAACAACAATGAAATTGCTATTGTTCCTCAATTAGAAGGCTTCAATTATGAAGAATTTGGAGCAACGAGTGTAAACAGTAGTCAAAACTTTGATGAAGTTAAAAAGCTCCGAAAGGAAATGATTGATTATTTGGCAAGTGTTCTCGGCATTCCTTCTGCTTTGCTGCATGGTGACATGGCAGATTTGAGTAACAATATGAAAGCTTATATGGAATATTGTATTGATCCTCTCACTAAAAAGCTAGAAGATGAATTAAACGCTAAATTATTTACTTCCAACGAGTTTTTAGCAGGTGAACATATCAAAATCATACACAAAAAAGACATTATAGAAAATGCAGAAGCTGTGGATAAGTTGGTTGCTTCTGGTTCATTTAATCGTAATGAAGTTCGAGAATTATTGGGCGCTGAACGAGTAGATAATCCGGAATTAGATAAATATTTAATTACTAAAAACTATCAGTCAGCTGATGAAGGAGGTGAGAATGAATGACGAAAATTGAAGTCAAAGGTCCTATTATTGGAAATGATGACAAATGGATTTATGATTGGCTGGATATGGAAGCTACGTGTGCAAATGATATCAATGAAGCCTTGGTAAATGCGTCAGGTGAAGTTGAAGTTTGGATAAATAGCAATGGTGGGGATGTGTTTGCTGGTAGTGAAATTTATACAGCATTAAAATCATACAATGGCAATGTAGTTGTAAAAATTGTTGGAATGGCGGCAAGTGCAGCATCTGTAATTGCAATGGCTGGAAATGAAGTATTAATTTCTCCAACTGGTCAAATGATGATTCACAATGTTCAGTATGGTGGAAGAGGTGATTATAGAGAGTTAAAAAAAGCCTCTGAGATTGCTCAAAATGCCAATATATCAATTGCTAATGCCTATCAGCTAAAAACGGGAAAAACATTAGAAGAACTGTTAAACATGATGGGAGAAGAAACATGGCTAAATCCTCAACAGGCTGTAAAGTTAGGATTAGCAGATGGTGTAATGTTTCAAGAAAATAGCGAAACACCAAAATTAGTAGCAAGTACAGGCGGTATGTTACCAGAAGCTACATTAGATAAAGTTAGGGGGCTGAAAGATACTAATGGTAAACAATCAATTTTAGAAGTATCTTTATCAGCGGAACAAATTCATAGCATTGTAGAAGATGCAATTGCAAAATTAAAAAATGAAGTGATACTTGATGGGAAAACTTTGGATCAACATATCACTGAACAGGAAAAGAAACCAGAAGAGCCAGAAATGAATGGGCTAAAACGGTTTCTTTTTTAATACCCAAAAATAGGAGGAAATAGATTATGACTATCAAATTAAAAAACAACCTTGTAAATTACGAGGAAAAACGAACAGCTTTTGTCAATGCTGTTAAAAACGAAGAGACACAAGAAATTCAAAACAAGGCTTATGTGGAAATGGTAGATGCAATGGCTGCTGATATTATGGATCAAGCTAAAAAAGAAGCGCGTCAAGAGGCGGACCAGTATATTTCAGCTAGCCGAACAGACAAAAATATCACGAATGAAGAAATTAAATTCTTCAATGATATTAATAAAGAAGTTGGTTACAAAGAAGAAACATTGCTACCACAAACAGTCGTTGATGAAATCTTTGAAGATTTAACAACTGAACATCCTTTCCTTGCATCTATTGGAATGCGCACGACTGGTTTACGTACTAAGTTCTTAAAATCCGAAACTAGTGGCCTTGCTGTATGGGGCAAAATCTTTGGTGAAATCAAAGGACAATTGGATGCTACATTCAGTGAAGAAGAATCTATCCAGAATAAATTAACCGCTTTTGTAGTAGTTCCTAAAGACCTTGAAAATTTTGGACCTGTATGGGTGAAACGTTTTGTAGTTACTCAAATTGAAGAAGCGTTCGCAGTGTCGTTAGAAAGCGCGTTTATTATTGGTGATGGTAAAGATAAGCCTGTTGGTCTAACTCGCAAAGTTGGAAAAGGGACTAACGTAGTAGATGGTGTATATCCAGAAAAAGTTGCATCCGGAACACTGACATTTGCTAGCTCTAAGGTAACTGTTAATGAATTAACAGATGTATATAAATATCATTCCGTAAAAGAAAATGGCAAGCCGCTAAATGTAGCTGGTGAAGTTACGTTACTAGTCAATCCTACAGATGCTTGGGACGTTAAAAAACAGTACACAAGCTTAAATGCAAACGGAGTGTATGTGACTGCCTTGCCTTACAATTTAAATATCATTGAATCATTATTCGTTCCAGAAAAGAAAGCTATTTCTTATGTAGCGAAACGTTATGATGCACTTATTGGTGGAGCCTTGAATATTTCTACTTTTGACCAAACGCTTGCATTTGAAGATCTTAACTTGTATGCTGCAAAACAATTTGCGTATGGTAAAGCTAAAGACGAAAAAGCTGCAGCTGTGTGGACATTAAATATCAAACCAACAGATCAAACTCCGGAAGGGTGATTGTAAATGGCTAAATTTGAAGTATTAAAGAAATTCAAAGACAAAGAAACAAAAGAAGTATATGAAAAAGGAATCGAAATTGAATTGACTGTAAAACGTGCAGATGAAGTCGCTGACAATTTGGGAGTTTCTTTTTTAAAACGACTGGATGAACCAAAAAAAGATAAAAAAAAGTAGGTGCTGTACATGGAAGTATCAGATGACCTTCTTAAAAAATTTAAAGAGCGTATGCATATTTCTCACAATAGCGAAGATAGCAATCTAAAAGAGTTGCTATCTTTTTCTATTGCTGATTTACAAGAAAAATGCGGGCTGTTTAATGTAGATGAACACTTTAGGGCAAGAGAATTGGTCATTGAGCGTACTAGATACGCGTATAATGATTCGATAGAATTCTTTAATGAAAACTTTCAATCACAAATAACTAGCTTAGGCTTCTCTCTCTATTTAGTTGAAAGTGGTGAATCTGATGAAGTTTCAGTTTAAACCTCAAAAAGTTCAGAGTGGCGATTTACGTACTCCGGTTGTTTTTTTTGAATATCAGCCAGTAAGTGGTCCTGAACCAGGTGAAATAGAAAAAGTAATTCTATTCGAATGTTTTGCAGAAGTTTATAAACCATCCATGAAAGATTTAGAAATTTTGCATGGCACGGGAACAAAAGAAGCTGTCACAATTAATATTCGAGATACTAAAGGTGAGTATACAGTTAGTAACAAACATTATGTAGAAATATTAGATTATCGCTATTTAGGAAAAAGATTTAATGTGATTGATGTTAGCCCAGACTTGCAAAGTAATAGCTTTGTAAATGTGCTTCTGGGGGTTCAAACATGAGTGTAGAAGTTACTGGAGTAGAAGAGTTGGAAAGACAGTTAGTTAATTTATTTGGACGAGAAAACTTGCCACAATTAGTAGACCCTGCTCTAATTGCAGGCGCAGCCCTTGTTGCAAAAACGCTTAAAAGTGAATTTGTTCAATTTAAAGACACAGGTGCATCGATTGATGAGATTAATATAGAAAAACCTTCGTATGACAAAGGGGTAAGAAGTATAAAGATTGACTGGAAAGGTCCTAAAGACAGGTACAAAATAATTCATCTCAACGAATATGGTTATACAAGGAATGGTAAAAAAATCACACCATCAGGAACAGGTAGTATTGCGAGATCACTAAGAATATCAGAGAGAGCTTACAGGCAAATTGTACAGAAGAAAATAGGTGTTAAATTATGATTGATATTTTGAACATCATATATACGACATTAAGTAAAAACGATATCATTCACACTACTTGCGAAGAGAGAATAAAATATTATGATTTCCCAAGCACGGGTGATTCTAACAAAACTTTCTTGTTAATCATTCCTTTAGATGTTCCAGTACCAACAAATTTTTCTAGTAACGAGGCTATGTGGGAAGATTTTTTAGTACAAATCGATGTACAATCTGACAATAGATTAATTGTTAAACAAATACAAGAAGAAGTTAGAAAAGAAATGAAACAAATAGGTTTTGGGCAACTCGCTGGTGGATTAGATGAATATTTCCCAGAAACAGGACGGTTTGTAGATGCACGAAAATACAGTGGATTGCCATATAAGCTATATCAATAAAAATAATAGGAGTGAAATAAATGATTACAACAATCGGATTTGAAAAAGCGACTTTTGGTATTTTTGATGAAAAAGACGAAAAAGTAACAAAAAAAGTAGAAGTAAATGGTAAAAATAAAAAAGGTGGTACGGTTGAAGCGGATATTTCTGGTCTTGATGCAGAAGCTATCAAAGTTTTTGCATCAAATGGTCCATATTACATTTCAAAAAAAGGTTCTGGCGATGTTAAGCAAACGATTGGCATTATGGAACTACCTTTCGAATTAGGACAAGAGTTATTAGGTCGTCAAAAGAACGCAGATGGTATTGTAACTGTAGGGAAAAACACTGCTCCGCCATACGCTTCATGCGTAATGGAAAGTGAAACATTGCGAGGGGAACCGGTATTCTTTGCTTTACTAAAAGGAAAATATGGACAAGATGACGTTAAATTAAACACATCTGAGGATAAACCAAAGGAACCAGAGGCAACTAGTCTCACTGGCGAATTTGTTTATAATGACGCTGGGGACGTTTTTGCTATGGCTGTGGGCGAAGAATTCCGAGATAAAATTTATAAAATGGCTTTTCCTGGTTTTGTTGAAACACCAGTAGTACCGGAAGGATAAAATATTTTAAGAGTAGGTGAACTCCTACTCTTTTTTTATTGACAAAAATTATAAAAAAGGTGGAGAAAACATGATTAAATTAGAAATTTTTAACAAAGAAACAGAAAAGAAAGAGCTTTATGAGAGAGGAGATACCTCTGTAATTGAATTAGAAGACTACTGGAAAATGCAAGAAAAAATTAGAGAATACATCAACACTTCTGATGATCCTAAAAGAACGATGATTCTAGAAATACAGTTGAAATTCATAGTTAAATTATTTAACGACAAGAATTTGAGTGTGGATTTTCTTAAAAAAAATATTCCTTCAAAAAAATTAAACGATACTTTGGTGTCTGTCTTTCGAGAAATTTCACCAGAAGAGTATGATGTTGAAGATGACGAAGACGAAGAAGCAAAGTAATAACGCTTACCGAGTTTTTGTCCGATCTCGATGCAATTAGGCGTTACTGCATGAAAGAGTATGGCTGGACAATTCGAGAAACAGACGATCAAGAGTACAAAAAGTTATGTCGTCTGATAATCGAAAAAGAAGAAGCAAAATCAGAAAATAACAAAGTTTCACTTGTTGACTTTGTATCACAATATCAAGATGTCAATCGAGGAAGGGGGTAAATAATGAATAAACTTCAAGGATTGTCGATTAACCTAGACCTTGATGCTACTAGAGTGGACGAGGGAATGAAAGGGTTGAAAAGGACTCTCGGTTCTGTGAATAGCGAAATGAAAGCAAATCTTTCAGCTTTTGGCAAGGGAGAAAAAACATTATCTCGTTATGAAACAGAACTGGATGGACTTAATAAAAAGTTATCTGTTCAGAGCAAAATGGTTTCTCAAACTAAAAACGATTTTAAAGATTTAGAAAAACGAAATGCTTCTTTAAATGGAGAGTTGAAAGACTCTAATAAAACGTTGACTGAGTCAAAAAAACGTTTTGAACAGCTTTCTAAATCTGGTAATGCAACTGAAAAAGAATTAAAAGAAGCGGAAAAAGAAGTCAACTCAAATCAAAAAGCATACAACAAACTTAACAAAGAACTACAACAAATGCCAAAAGCTTTATCAGCTGGACAAAAAGCAGTAAATAATGAAGTTGCAAATTACAATAATTTGCAAAGAAAGATTGATACTACCACAGAATCTTATAAGAAATTCAAGAGAGAGCAAGCTATTAAAAGCTCACCGTGGGGCGCAGTGACTCAAGATTTAGACAAGTATCAAAAAAAGTTAAATGAAACAGGTGATAAGCTTGTTGCCTTTGGAAAAAAAGGCAGTTTGTATATGGCACCTGTTGCGCTTGGTTTAGGTTTTGCTACCAAAAAAGCGGCTGATTTTGAACAACAAATGTCGAATACTCTTTCTGTTATGTCCCCTGGCGAGGTAAATCAATATAAAGATGCATTAAGAGAACTCGCTATTCAACAAGGTGCAGATACGAAATACTCTGCTTTAGAAGCCGCACAGGCACAAGAAGAACTTTTAAAGGCAGGTCTTTCAGTAAAAGATGTTATCAATGGCGGGCTTTCAGGTGCGCTTTCATTAGCAACAGCGGGTGAGTTAGATTTAGCTTCAGCGGCAGAAATCGCGGCTACAGTTTTAAACGCATTTAAGGATGATAATTTAAGCGTGGCGGATGCGGCAAACATTTTAGCTGGTGCGGCAAATGCTTCTGCCACTGGTGTAGAAGAAATGAGAATGTCTCTACAACAAGTTTCTGCTGTTGCCAGTGGTGTGGGGCTATCATTTGACGATACATCAACAATGTTAGCAGTATTTGCACAGAATGGTTTAAAAGGTTCGGATGCAGGTACCTCTCTCAAAACAATGCTACAAAGATTACATCCTACAACCAAAGCGGCATGGCAACAATTTGATGCTCTAGGTTTAAGTATTGTGGACAATGAAACCGCCATGAAAGTTTTGAAAGAAAATGGTGTAAAACCGCTTTCTAACGACACGGATAAATTGATGGGACAAATTCAAGATTTAGCTAAAAGTTTAGCAGGTCCAAAAGCAAGCGCTTCTAAAGTTAACAAGGAATTTGAAGAATTAACCGTTGCCACTGGAGCGGTTCACTCTGCGTTTTACGATACAAATGGGGAATTGAAATCAGCAGAAGAAATATCTGGTTTATTGCAAAGTAGCCTAAAAGACTTAAATTCTGAACAGCGTAGTGCGGCGCTGGGCGCTATGTTTGGCTCCGATGCAGTTCGTGCTGGGAATATTGCTTATCGTGAGGGCGCGGATGGAATAAAGAAAATGCGTACTGAAATGGGAAAAGTAACTGCTGATGATGTAGCAAAAATGAAAATGGATAACCTGAAAGGTACTATTGAAGAAATATCTGGTGCAATTGAAACCTTCGCAATAAGCATTGGAACATCGCTGACACCTGTATTACGTGGTCTAGGAAAGTATATTCAAAAAGCAGCTGATTGGTTCAATGGCTTAAATGATAATACAAAAACAATAATCGCTACTGCTGGAGTTGTTGCCGTGGCAATTCCAATAGCTGGACTAGCATTTGGATTTATCGCAAAAGGAGCAGCTGCAGCTATCTCACCTGTGAAGAAACTAACAGCCGCGTTAGCAGAAAACTCGGTTGTTGCCGGAACTAATGCTGCTACTACTCAACTTGCTGGAAACGCTTTGCCAGTCGCTGGAGGAAAAGGTAAAGGCTTCTTGGGTAAAGCTGGCTCGCTTTTTAAAGGAAGCAAAGGGGCAAAAGCATTATCTACAGCTGACATGGCAGGCGATATTGCGAGTTATAGCAAATTCGGAAAAATCGGGGCTGGTTTGAAAGGCGTTGGAAAGGCATTACCTGGTCTAGGAATTGCATTATCTGCAACACAACTTATTGGTATTAATAAGAAAAATGCTGGCGATAAAGCTGGTAGCGCTGGTGGGAGCTTAGCTGGCGGGGCAGCAGGAGCCGCTATAGGAACAGCAATTGCTCCAGGAGTTGGGACAGCTGTAGGTGCGGCAATTGGAGGTATTGCTGGAACTAAATTTGGACAGGCGTTCGGAAAAAAAATACAGAAGGAAATACCTGAATATAAAGCTAAATTCGATTTAATTTGGGAGGCACTTTCATTCTCAGCAAAAGAACATCCTATACTATTGAATCCAGTTAATCAAATTAACGATCAAATTAAAATGGTGAAAGCAGGATATGCGGCTATAAAAGATGTATTTGCTAATCCTTTAAAAACGGATATCTCTGGAAAGGGTATTAGTAAAGACACAGCAAAAAATGTAAATTCTTATAAAACTATGTCTCAAAATGCAATCTCTGAATTAAAGTATTTGGAAATGTCAGGAGATGTAATCACTAAATCTACATCTGCTAAAATTAGCAAAAATTATAATGGGATGGTTGCACTTGTAGAGAAATCATTTGAGAAGACTAAAAAAAGTTCTGATAAGAATTTAAGTACTTTGTCAAAAAATAGCATGTTATCAGAAGCCGACATAAAAGCGGTTAAAGAGAAACAAGCGAAAATACAAAAATTGTCATTAGATGAAGTGAAGAAAAACAACGAAAAAATACAAAAATTAAATAAAGACATGGCTGCTAAAAATGCCGCTATTACAAAGAAAGAGAAGGCAGATATAAAAGCTATTAATGCAAAAGCTGCTAAAGAAGGTAGAGTCTTAACAGCTTCAGAAGAACAGCAAATCACAAGCATCAAACGTAATGCTGCAAATCAGAGAAAAGCTAGCAATCAGAACTATAGTAATCAAATACAAACAATTTCTAAAAAGCAAGAAACTGCTGTAGTTAGTTCTTTAAGTAAGTCTGCAAAAGAACAAAAATTAATATTAGGGAAACTGAAAGATAGTAGTGGGAAATTAAGTACAGAGCAAGCTTCAAAAGTCGTAAAAGAATCTAAACGTGCGAAAGATGGTGCTGTAAAAGAAGCAAACAGTAAATACAAAAAAGTTGTTGCCGCTGCTGATAAAGAATACTATGTGAATGGAACTATTACGAAAAAGCAGCATGATGATATTGTAAAAAAGGCTAAGAGTCAAAAAAATAAAACAATTAGTGAAGCAACAAAAATGCACACAGGTGTTGTTGATCAAGCGAAAAAACAAGCTTCTGGACATTTGAGCCAAGTGGACTGGGAAACTGGTCAATCATTGTCGAAATGGGATAATTTTAAAGCAGGGCTAGCGAAAGTAGTTAACTCTGTTACCGGCGGAATAAATAAAGTATTAAAGTTTTTTAGTTTACCTACCATCGAGCCATGGGAGCCAAAAGGTTATAATAATAATACTAAAAAGTCAAAAAAATCGTATAACAAAAGGACTTCATATGGAAGCAACTTAGCAATGGATTACAAGGGTTCTAATAATGCGTCCGGACAAATTATGGCTGGCGAAGAAGGATTTGAGATTGCATATAATAAACGCAAAGCACAAGCACAGATTTTAGGTGCAAATGGTGCAGAGATAACGCATGTTGCGCCAGGCACAAAAATTTTGAACCATGCAGATTCGAAAAAAGTCATGCAAGGCGGACTTGGTAAAACATTACCTGGATTTGCAAATGGTAATTCAACAATCAATGATTTCTTAAGTGATGCTTGGGATGGGACAAAAGCGGTAGCTGGAAAAGTAGTTGATTTTTCTAAAAAAGCCTTTGATTGGGCAGCACATCCTATCAAAAATTTAAATAAACTTTTTGGTGGCGTATCTGTTGGCGTTAAAATGGGGAACGATGGTAATTTAGGCTCTGACATGCTGAACTATTTGAAAAACAGTATCGGCGCACCTTTGGAAAAAATGCTGTCTGGTTTTAAAGAAACGGCGCCAGTGGCAGGACCGGCTGGGAAAGGTGCTTCGGCGTGGTCTAGTGTTATTAAGAAAGCGGCTCTAGCCATGAAAGTGGATTTGTCCGGTGGTGAATTAAAAGGCATTATTGCGCAAATTCATCGTGAATCTGGCGGGAATGAAAAAATAACTCAGTCATCTGCTGTTGTGGATGTTAATACATTATCAGGTAATCCGGCTAAAGGGTTACTTCAATATATCCCACAAACATTCAATGCATATAGAATGAAAGGTCATAATAATATTTTTTCTGGTTATGACCAGTTACTGGCATTCTTCAATAACTCATCTTGGAGAAACGACCTTCCATACGGAAAAAGAGGCTGGGGACCACGAGGACATCGTAGATTTGCTAATGGTGGTTTTGTAAACAAAAATGAAATGATAGAAGTTGCTGAGAACAATAAGCCAGAAGTAGTCATACCGCTTACTCGGAAAAATCGAGCAGTTCAATTAATCAAAAAAACAAAAGAAATCATTGGAATGAACGATGGAGGAAGTGTTGTTGTCAATAGTCCTGACAATTCTGACATGATTTTATTGCTTCAACAGCAGAACCAGATTTTAATGCAACTGCTTCAAAAAAATAGTGACGTGTATATGGACATAAATAAGGTCGGAAGTTTAGTAGAACCTGTAATTACAAAAACGCAGAACAATCGTATAAGTAGAAAAGACCGAGTTCAGGGGGTTAGAACGACGTGACTAAAATAGGATTTACGTATGCTGGAATCCATAGTAATGACATTCCAGCAGTTGTTAATAGTATCAAAAGAAATGCAATCAATATTACTGAGAATATCCAAGAAGTACCTGCCAAAATCGGTGGGTACTTTTTTGGAAATTCCATAGGTACTAGAAGCTTTGACATTAATATTACGCTTATGGGAAAATCAGAAACTGAACGAGTGGAAATAGCACACGATCTTAATAATTTAATCATTCAAACTAATAGTTTTGAAAGCGAAATAATCTTTGATGATGAACCGGAATGGATTTATTACGGTCATTTTGCTCAAATGGCAGAGTTAACGGAATTACAGACAGATAATTATACAACAACCATTACATTTATATGTAGTGATCCTCGTGGATATGGAGAACAACAAGAAATTAGTTTACCTGAAAGCCCGGCTATAATCGAGGTGGCGGGTTCGCAATTAACAAGTCCAATTATTCATGCGATAGCAACCGACGATTTAACTAGTCTATCATTTGCAACAGATGATGATTATATATTTCTAGGGGCTGATATTGACCCCGATACAGGACAAACAGCTGTGAAAATGTATGAGAACGTGTTGTCCGATAGAGCAAATGACATGACGTTGTGGGATGGTATTGGGCAAAGTAATATTACTTGGGAATTAGAAAATGGTAAACCTGCAAAAACAAGTTCATTTAAACAAACTATAAACACCATTCGCGTAAATTCTTATGGTGCTAAAACTGAGACTGTGCCATACAAGTCATGGAGAGGTCCTGTAATGAAACGAATGTTGACGTCAGAATTAGACAATTGGAAAGTCACCGCTCGATTGGCAAATATTACTCAAAAATACCCACGCGCTAGAACAAAAATAGAATTGTATTTGTTAGACAAAGATAGCAAACGCATGGGTAAATTTATGATTAAAGATGCCCAAAATGGGAGAGCTATGAATTTGGGACTAGAGATTGGGAGAACAACGAAAGATAGATATCTTTTTGCTGCAACTGAGGGGAAAGTAGTTAAGAAAAAGAATACGAAAGTGGTTTATTCAAAAAAAGTACAACAAACAGTGAAGTATACAGAAAAAGGTAAAACAAAGACTAAGCAAGTTTGGAAAACAATAAACACAACGTATGAAGTTGGAAATAACTATAATGAATTTTCAGATGCGTACTTTAACCTATCTATTGAAAAGCGTGGACAGTTGTTTATTGCGGAAATAGTTAAATTGAATGATAAAGGCAGTCAAGCTTGGAAACGAACCTATAAATGGAAAGACTCAAATAACAAATTTGCTACTAAGTTAGCAGGCATCGGAATTTACATGGCAAAAATGGATATTCCAGAAGATTTTAATAATCAAACTTACAAAGACAATGATGTTGTTTTTTGCGACTTGGTTGTACAAAAAGTTAATCCAGAAGCAGATATTAAAAATAATCCAGAGGTTATTATCCATAAAGGTGATGAGATTATGATTGATTGTGAAGCTGGGGTCATAATGAAAAATGGTTCAGTGTTTATGGAAAATTTAGCAATTGGAAGTTCATTTCCTTCGTTTTTTGGTGGCTATCAAACTCCAGTGGCTTTCAGCGAAGGAGCGGAGTGGTCCATAGAATATAGACCAACGACATATTAGGAGAGGAGGTATAGAATGTTAACAATTCTAAATAGACAAAGAACAACTGTAGGCGTGTTATCTAATGACATGCCTTTTTCGTGTCCTTTTTGGGATGATGAGAGAAATGAGAAGCTTGAAAACTTTGATGACACATACACTGTTACCATCCCCGCAGAACATGAAATGGCTGAACATATTCACGAAGGTAATTATATTTTGTTTGAAGACGAACAAGCTAAGTTACGATTATTTCGTATTTATGAATCTGAAAACGGGTTAAATATGCAAGGACGATACATCAAAGCAACAGCAGAAAATGCATTTATTTATGATTTAAATGCAACTATTATATCAAATAAATTACTAACTGATATAAGAGCTGATATGGCGCTTGAATATATTTTACAACAGACAGGATGGTCAATTGGTAAGAGAGAATTTGTTGGACAAATACGTACTATTGAATTTGCAGACAATATAACGGCTCAAGCTGGATTACAACAAGTTATTGCAGAATATAAAGCAGAAATTGATGCTTACGTAGAGAGCTTTGGTGGTCAAATCATTAATTATAAATTTGATTTAGTTGACGAACGAGGTAACAATACTGCAAAACGATTTGAGTACGCAAGAGACATTCAAGGTCTTAAACGAATTACAACTGATAAAACGATGTACACTGCTCTTATACCGCTTGGTAAAGATGGTTTGACAATTAAATCAGTTAATAATGGTTTAAATTACATTTATGATGATGAAGCGAACTGGCTGTATAACGATGGCAGAGAATATTTAAAAGGTGTCATAACAAAAGATACAATAACAAATGCGCAAGCTTTAAAAGATTGGGCGATATTAGAGCTTGAAAAAGTTAATCATCCTTTATCTACGTATGAGGTAGACGTGATATTACTAGCAGAGATGTTAGGCTATCAGCCACACCAAGTCACACTTGGAGACACAGTAAGAGTAGTCGACTTGGACATGGATATAACTTTATCTGCAAGAATCATAGAAAAGACAACTTCTTTTAGTGATCCGTCTAAAAACAAGGTTGTACTTGGTGATTATATCGAATTGGAAAACGTCACACCGCTGGCTATTTGGGAACTTCAAGCGCAAATTGAAGAAGCTAAAAAACAAATAGAAGAAACGAAGACGTGGAAAGTAGAATTATTTAGCACTAGTGGTTCTACTTTTAAAAACAATGCTGGCACTACACAACTTATTGCAAGAGTTTACGATGGGAAAACAAACATAACGAATAGTATTGAGCGTGGTGATTTTATTTGGGAGAAGATAAACAATGACGGTACACACGACTTAGTATGGGAAGACGCACAGATAGGCGTAGGTAATGTTGTTAATATTTCTGGAGAAGACGTTTTTATCAATGCCACTATCAGATGTTCGGTTAATCAAGGAAGTGAAGCTAGCATATTAATGATTAATGAAGAAGAAAGTTATATGTATGCTGAACTTCCACGCGAATTTCCTGCTGGGATAGAAGTAAATTTATCGGTTATGCAGTGTGCGCAAATAGACGTGGAGAGTGGTTATATATACTGGTCGCAAGAATATTACGGAAGTAAAAAAAGTAAAGTCGGTGGTCAACAATCATACAACATTTATAGAACTACACTTGATGGTACTTTCGTCGATATGATGTGGGTTCTCGGCGGAGGACATGGGACTATGTTTGGTGTGGACACTTCGTCTGGTGAGGCGCACATCTGGTCTTATTATGTAACACCATTGCCCCAAGCAGAGAAGGCGATTGCAATGTTTAAATATGTCCCTTTTAAAGAACAATTTTACGATGAGTCAATGGCATTTAAACTTGAAGCGCCTGACGGTTTCCGAGTAACATACGATAAAACAAGCGACTATGTAGTTATGAGTCCAGGCGTTTCCAATTTAAGTATTAATGTTTTTAAAAAGTCTGATTTATTTGCCGGGAAAATAGCTCCTTTATATACATTTAGGACAAAAGACTGTGGATTTACAACTACTTTATATACGTTGCAAGGAATGCATGTAATGTTTCCATATGCGTATTTGTCAGCCGGAGGGAGTTTTACAGGCACTGATAAAAATCAAGTTTGGTGCTGGGATATGATTAATAATAGTTTAGTTTATCATCATATTTTTCAAAAAAAATATTATCCTGCACAAGGTTCAACTAACGAATGCGAAGGAGCGTATCCATTTCTTGATGCAAATGGCAAGCGAATGATGCAGCTAAATTTAGGGCAAGGAGAGGCGGGCAAACGATACAATCGTATTTATGCTATGCCAGAAGAAAGGATGTTGGATAATGACAATTAGAGCAGCAGCAGAAATGACATTGACAGATATTAATGATGCAATAGTTTCTGGTGAAGCACCATTAACCCCAACCATCGATTTACTGTGGATGGACAGTAGTGTGACACCAAACGTTTTACGAAGATGGGATGGAGAAAAATGGGTGAGTCAAACGTTAGATATTAAAGAAGCGGACCCGGAAATTAATGGAAAAATAGAAGAAGCAATCACTGTTGCGAATAATGCATTGATTGAATCAAGTATTAACCACAAACCAGTTTTTGATAAAATGCAACCAAGCGAACCTGTAGAAGGCGACACGTGGTTTAAAATAGATGAAGAGACCAAAACAATCGTTGGTGTCTATACATGGAATGGAAACAGTTGGGTAGAATTACCTCTGGATTACAATGCATTGCGCGTGGGTAAACTTTCAGCTATCACTGCAGAGCTTGGTGATGTCAAAAGTGGTAGCATTACTGGTGCGGAATTTGTTCACAACATAAATTATAAAGATATCGATGATAACCTTTACACAGGGATCGTTAAAATGAATGATGATGGCTTCAATTCAACTTCATATTTGCCTACTGGTGTTGGCTCGGCAGTATTAGAAAGTATCATTAGTACACTAGGTGGATACAAAGTAGCGCAGAAACTAATCGATGTTGCCGGGGAAAGTAGCCTAGGAAATTCTATTTTAACTAGTAAATCTCTGCAGTTTAATGAGAATGGAAATATTAAGCTTTCAATTGATGCAGATTCGTTTTATGTAACAGAATGGCAAAATTTGATTTTGAATTCTGGATATTCCACAGCAGAAAGTAACACACCTCAGTACAGAATCATATGCGTTTTTGGAATTAGAATCGCCTTCTTCCGCGGTCAAGTTCAAAAATCAACTGCGTGGACTGCTACAAATAATGCTTTCGCTTCTGTTCCTTTTGAGGTCCAAACAACGAAAACCGCGATGGCTTACGCACCAACAAACAAAGCGAGTGGTGGGCGTGTTCATGCTTCATCAAGTAACGCGATGGGATTTATACCAGCGGAAACGAGTATTACTTATTTTGCGTTAAATCAATTATTTTATGTTTTAGATTAAAGCCGAGCAAGGCTTATTTTTTATGTCAAAAAGTAGGAAGTGGAGTGAATGAAAAAATGGTTGATAAATTTAAAGAATCAATTATTGAATAAGAGTTATAAAGATGTTTTTAGTATTCTTTTTTCTTTACAAGTATCTTTATTCAGCTTTGCGACAGGTGCATTTTTGATTATCAGAGGTGATGCAGTTGCAGAAGGAAGCGATACGTATAAATTGATGGATGACTTGATGAATATGGATACATGGGGACTATTCTTTATAGTCAGTTCTGTGTTGATTTTGATATCGATATTTCAAACAAGTAAAGCAAAATATATCAATATGCTGATTGGGGGAATCGTAGGAGTATTTATTTTGTTTCTTTACGCATCTGCTAGCGCAGAAGGTCAGTCGCAGTGGTTGCTCCCAGTTCGATACGGTTTGAGCGCTTGTTTTAATTTATTTATCGCTGGAGTGGGAGGTTTCGAATTGTGGAAGCTGAAAAACAAGTAGGATATGTGACGAGATTAGAACTACTAGAGCATGAAAGTAAGTTGAAGATAGATGTGTCAAAAGATATTGAGAAAATAGAAAACAAAGTTGACGTGTTAGGTGACGACTTAAGCGACTTAAAAGATATTGTTATTCCGCTTTCGATATCACTAGATCAAATTGCAAAAAATACAGAGAGAACAGCGACAACATTAGATCGCTTTGCAAGTGATACAACGATTCATTTACATGATCACGATATCGAATTGACGGAAATTAAAGCCAAATCGGAGAATGAGGAAAGGGCAAAAACAAAGGCAAAAACAAGCGACGTTGGCGTGACTGTCGCAATAATCGGTCTTATCGGAGCAGTGATTACAACAATAATTACAATTGCACCGATGTTATGGAAATGATAAGGAGGTGAGGAAAAATAATGAAAATTAACTGGAAAGTAAGAATGAAATCGAAGGTTTTCTGGGTGTCAGTTATCCCGCTAATTCTGGTATTAGTACAGCAAATACTTGGGTGGTTTGGCGTAACCATTCCCGCGGACACAATCAACAAAGAAGCGCTAGATATGATTAACAGTGTATTCTTGTTGCTTGGTGTGCTAGGAGTAGTGAACGACCCCACGACAAGCGGCACAAGTGACAGTGAGTTAGTTTTGAATAAAAATAGAAAGGATGAAGACAAATGAAATTTAGTAAAGGGCAAAAAATAAAAGTAGTTGATACAGACAGCGTAAAGAATGATAAGCAGTTAGACGAAACAGCTAAAAACATCATTGCTAAGAGTGAGTACAGAGGAATAATTACAAAGATAGTTCACGATGAAGGAGAAAAATATTTATTCTTTGTCTCTTTTTATATTAATGATGAACGAGTAACGCAAGGATTCCGAGAAAATGAAATCGAAGGGGTGGAGTAAGATGGCTACAGTTAACGGAGTACTCTTTAGACAAAATCTAGTTTCTAGTTCAAAATATGGAATCAAAGCACCTAACACGATGAAACCAAAGAAAATCACTGTCCACAACACTTACAATGATGCTACATCACAAAACGAGACAGATTACTGTAAGAACAATAACAATGAAGTTAGTTTCCACGTTGCAGTCGATGATAAAGAAGCTATCCAAGTTGTTCCTTTTAATAGAAATGCGTGGCATTGTGGCGATGGCGGAAATGGATATGGAAACAGGAATACTATCGGTGTAGAAATTTGTTACAGCAAATCTGGAGGTTCCAAATATACAAAAGCAGAGCAAAATGCAATCAAGTATATTGCAGGGCTATGCGTACAGCAAGGAATTGCGGCTTCGAAAGATACGATTAAAAAGCATCAAGACTGGAGCGGTAAATATTGCCCACATCGTATCTTAGCGGAAAAGCGTTGGCCAGCAATGCAACAAGCGATTATAGATGAATACAATCGTATTAAATCTTCTAAATCACACACGCCAGCAAGTTCAAGCAAAAACACATACTACACAGAAAACCCACGAAAAGTTAAAACACTAGTACAATGTGATCTATACAATTCAGTAGACTTTACAACAAAAAACAAAACGGGTGGCACATATCCGGTAGGCACTATCTTCACGATTACAGGAATGGCTAAAACAAAAGGCGGAACACCTCGCTTGAAAACGAAATCTGGTTACTATCTCACTGCTAACACGAAGTTTGTTAAAAAGATTTAGTTTAATGCCCTCGATTATTATTTCGGGGGCTTTTTTGTTTTATATTGAAGGGGATTTTTCATAACTTCGAATTATAAGTACATACGTTCCACTTCCTCAAACTTAATTAGTATAATATAATTTAAGTAAAAAAGTGGAGGAACTGGGATGAGACTTTTTGTAGATGAATCAGGAACTATAACTAAAAATAAAAATTTTAATAACAGATATTTTGTTATTGCTTTTTTAGAAACAGAGAAACCATATAATGTAATTAGACAGTTCAGAGATGCAAAATTAAAATATCTTAAAAGGTATCCATCTAGTAAGTTAGATATTACAAAAGAGATAAAAGGTTCGGAGATGCCTTTTGAAATGAAAAAATTAATATTTAATATGCTTTCAACAAAATCAGATGCTAAATTTCATTTTAAGATAGTCGATAACCACCAACTAGTCAATCATCTTTTGAATAATACATCTTTGTCTTTTAATTATTTTATTTATCTAACGGTAAATGAAATTTCTAAAATACCAATTAATCCAGCAAATAACTATTTGAAAATGCAAATAGATGATAGAAATACCGCAATTGAATCATTAAATAGCTTACAAGAATATTTAACTATTAAATTTACAATGGAACATCCAATTTTCTCTTCTGTTGAAACATCATATAAGGATTCACAAAATAAAGATTTAATTCAAGTTGTAGACTTATTCGCCAACACAGTTTTTAGAGTATGTAGAAATCACGTAACAGCACATAAACCTGATAAGAGAAATAGAGAACTTTTAAGTTTATGTAATATTGGTTGTGACCATTATTTTCCGCGACATATTTGTGATCTAGATATTTGTTATAAATAAAATGCCTGAAATACTTGCTAACTTGTTTGATTTTTGTTATTCTTGATTAAGAAGTTAGATAATAATTCTTTGAGTGTCGCATAAATGATTAGTCAAGGCTAGTCATAGCTTGTAAGCTGCCTGTCGTGGTAGTCGCCTTAAAGTTGTCAACTTCTATTTTTTATATATGTCAGTCCCTAACTTCAACGTTAGGGCTTTTTTTATGCAAAAAAACACGCTAAACATAAGCTTAGCGTAATTGTTATATCAATTCGTTTTTCTTCTCTTTTAACACAGTGATAGCATTTTCCAGTGCTTTTCGAACATCTTTTTCTATATCTACATGCGTTTCATTTTCGAATCTATTAAATGTAAAAGGGAGCACTTCAATGTTCGCAGATTCAAACTCTTTGATTAAGCAGTATAATTCGAATTCTTGCGCTGAAAATGACAACTTATACTTATCTAACAAGTGCTTAAATCCTGCGAGATCATCATAGTTTTTTTCTAATTCTTCTAGTTCTTTGAAAACATCAAATGTAGATATTCCTGCACACATTGAGAGTGCGCGCAAGAATGAAACAGAATACTTGTTTAACTCTTTTTTATTGTAATCGTTCAATGTGTTTTGCGAGATACCAGTCAGTTTGCTTAACTGATACCTCGTTTTATTGTGTTTTTTTAAGAATTCATCTAATAGTTTTATTGACATATTTTTAGTTCAACTCACTTTTTAAGGTGATTGTTTGCATGTCATTATAAAATTCTTCTTCATCCTCGTATTCTTGATTCCAACCGTTTTTGAATGCAGAGATGAATTTTTCAACGATTGATTCATTTTCACTTTCAGAAATTACATACTCGTTGCCATCATTATTAACGCGAATAATTAGCTGTGTGATACTATTGCTATCCGTTCCACTTAATTTCGCTGTGTAATCTTTGTTTTTGATTTCTCTAATTAATTCATTAATATTCATTTTTTATCATCCATCCTTTTTATAATTTATTTATTCTTTGCTATATACATATTATACTACGGATAATCGTAGTAATCAATAGTTTTATTTGATTAATTTTTTACAATAAAAAACATCAAACCAGAGTCTGATGTTTTCCCTCTTACATTTCACAGTAAGTAGTTAAAATTTGTAGCTTCTTTTCGTGCTAAATAAAATTAAATACATAGAAATTTACATTGCACAATGCGTAATTAAAACGCGCCGAAACAGCGCTAGAACTTATTAAGTTCTTGAATATATAATAACATGTCTTTGTGAAAGCGTCAACAAATAACAAAAAAACACCCCGAAAATTTATTCGAGGTTGCTGTTATATTCAAAAATAAAAACGGGATGTCAAACAGCTAATAGTTGAATGAAATAATGAACGAAAATCGTTCATGTGATTATTATTACACATATTTTTATGCAATACAATACTTTTTAATGCTTGATTTTAAGAACGTTTGTTCGTATAATGTTAGCAAGAGGTGAAGAAGATGTATAATTTAATTGATGATATTTTAGAACATTCAATAGTTTTAGTAGATGCACTTAAGCGTAACTGGTCAATAGAAGTACTGTTTTTAAAGAACAATCATCATATGCGATACAAGTATGTAGTTCCTGTTTATCTGGACCATGAAAGAAACATAGTTCAATTACAGCGCTTTGACGAACGAATAATTGACATTAATATAGAAGATATTGTTTTTTGTGAGGTTATGACATGAGAAAATATAGCTTTAATGATTTTAAATATATATGTTATGTTGAAGGGAAGAAGAAAGCTGTAGAAAAGTTATTTTCTAATTTAATAGCTAACAAGGATATTAATTTATTATGCAAAAAAATAGTAAAAGATGATTTAATTTTACATGATATATACGAATATTATAAACGATATTTATGA